GGAAGATTTTCAATGTCTAACCCTAACTTACAACAGATACCATCAAAAGGTTTTATTGGTAAGAAGATGAGAGAATTATTTATACCTGATGAAGGGTGTCATTGGGGATCGTTTGATTACTCACAACAAGAACCAAGAATCGTAGTGCACTATGCATTAAAAATATATTTAGAAAGAGAACCAAATCCTGATGATGAACCTTTACCTTTGAATCTAATAGAGAGTTTAGAAAAGATAGAAGAAGCATATCACGATGACAAAGATGATGTAGACTTTCACCAAGCTGTAGCAGACATGGCCCAGATATCACGGACCATGGCCAAAACAATTAACCTAGGACTCTTCTATGGTATGGGTAAAATAAAATTAGCTAATGAATTAAATTTAAGTAGAGCAGATGCTGAAGTATTGTTTAATACTTATCACGAGAATGCACCCTTTGTTAGAAGACTATCACAAGATCTAATTCAATTTGCAGAAGCCAATAAATTATTATTTACGTTGCATGATAGGTTTTGTAGATTTAATAAATGGGAAACTCAAAATAGACAATGGGATAGAAAACTAAATAGATACACTCCTGTACCAATTTTAACTAGAGAAGAAGCGGAGACTGCTTACAAGGCTTCAGTAAACGATATGTATGAAGACAAGAAAATACCTAAAGATTATATGAAACACTTTGAAATGAATTACAAACCCGCATTTACTTACAAAGCTTTAAACAGATTAATCCAAGGTAGTGCTGCAGACATGACTAAAAAAGCTATGGTTGACTTGTATGCACAAGGTATTTTACCGCAGATACAAATTCATGATGAGTTGTGTCTATCTGTAAAAAATGATAAAGAGGGAGATATAGTAAAACAAACAATGGAAAAAGCTATCCAATTAAAAGTTCCTAACAAAGTTAACTATAAACAGGGACTTAATTGGGGCTCAATAAAATGATAAATTATGGCTTACTTAAATGCTAATATTCCTGTACAATACGCGCAAATAAAAAAGGAGTATTTATATGACCTTAAAAAACATAAAGGCGAAGTTGAAGACTGTATTATCTTCGGTATTACATCACTTACCGGAAGGGCTATCCTCTTCCATGCCATCATGGAAAACGGTGCTGTCTTTTATCGTCTTCCCATATCAGCTTTTATTCAACGTGGTTTTCAACCGGAAGCTGTTCCATCCCAGAGACTTGATGAATTGGAATTGTGGAATAGTTTTTCTTATTACCCTGCTGTTACTTCTTGGGATCTTTTAGCATCCGTTTCAGGAAAATACATTGGTAAAGATAAAAAGTGGCATCATGGTAAGTATTTATTTACCGTTGACTGGGGACACCCAGATGCTAATATACTAAATTCTGATCATTCAGAGATACCGCACGAACATAAATGCGCACACATAATTGCGTTAAACAATGGCAACTATGCAGCACAACCTAACAACAGATGTATATGGGACCTACCTTCGTTTACTGTGAAGGATAAAACTCCTGACTGGAAAGTGCAAACTTCAGAATGGAATGTAGAGGATACCGGAGCATGGAAAACAGAAGATACGGATAATTTTTTTTACGAAATTGAGGAAAAGAAAAAATAATATGGAGACTCATTATGGACTACAGATTTACAGCGATACTAATAATATTGTTATGTTTATTGGCTATTTTCGTTCGTCCGGCTCATCACACACCATTGAAACTAGATAAAAAAGACTATATACTTCCAAAACCAAAACCTAAAATAAATGAGTAAACCATTAAAAATATCAGAATCTGCAGCTGTGCAGATGCCAATGAAAACGGTAGCATCGTTGCTCGTACTGGTTGGAATGGGCGTGCTCGGATACACAGAGCTGACCTCGAGGCTGGTATCGTTAGAGACTTCTCGTGAGTTGTTTACAAATGATTTGCTTAAAAAAAGTGAACAGGTCCCTGTGGATCAGGAGCAACATTTTTTATTGGAAGATTTATATAAGTCTGTAGAGAAGATGGAAGAGACTCAAGAGATGAATATGACTAACAAAGTTAATATAGAATTTTTAAGAGATCAATTAGAAAAAGCATTAAAAGATATTGAAGATTTAAAAGATAAGGTAAGAGCAAATGGCAACGGGGCGCATTAATAGAAAAGTGTTAGATCA